AAACATTTGCGAATGACTGACCATATGTCATAGGCTTTTTCCCCGGCAGTCTTGATGCTGCCATGTCAATACCTGCTTGCAGATAATTGGAAAAGTTCATGGTCAGGCCACCTGATAATGCTTCTGCTGTATTACCCCATTGTTCTGGAGTCATAGTTCCCTGATTAACAAAATCAAGAGTCTTTTCCCACCATGCTGGTTCCTTCCTCTTTGTGGCAAGTGCTTTCTCAAACTTGGACATATTATCGTATCCACCCTTATTCTTAATATAGTGAATAAGTTGTTCTTTCGGTATACCGTCTGCAGCACCTTGGACAATTTTTCTGGTTAAAAGTCCAAGCTCCATTTTAGGTTTAGTTTTTTCTTCAGCCATATAAGTCTAGTTTATTATTAGCATCCTCTTGTGTATTATTTTTTTTTCCTGGTATAATCATGGGCTGCCCTGTAGGTGAATCTTTAAATAGTTTATCGTCAAATTCTCCACTTAAAATCCCTGCATCCAAATCCAAGCTGGAAAGGGGTGTGCCAATACTTTCCAAAATTGCATCGGGTTTGAGGTAGTATCTTTTACCTATTTTCCTGTAATTATCTGTCTGATCCTTATAATATGTAACCAATCCTCTCATGTATTCTTTGCCAAGTTCCAGAAATTGCTTCCTGGCAGTAGGATGAAGACGGTGACCTTCAACAAATTTCTTTGCAAGTGTTTGCATTTGTCTATAGATTCCTTGTGCTGCTTCAGTGATGGCATACTCACCTTCCCTCACAACAGAGTCTGGTTCAAACATCCTGCGGAAGGAAGTGATGATCATAATATCACCTGCACCATTATTTGCACCCACTCCTGACACCAGACCCTTAAAGGCAAGACCTGCAACACGGGCATCTTTTGTTAACAGATTAAATTCAGTTCTAAGAGCATCTTCCCTTGAAAACCTGAGTTTCTCTTCTTCAACACCCAGAGCAACCCACTCCTGAGTTTGGGGGTCTTTCTTGTAAACTCTTCCGGCATCAAATTGATTACTTACATCAATCTTCTGGGTCCCCTGAAAATGATCTATTATCTGCTGACCTGTACGGAGTTTCTTGTACGGATCAACCTGATATGAATCTTTCAGTGCAACCTGTGCAACATCATATGCTTTCTGTTCCTGACCTGTTGCTAAGAATGAATCTATCTGCGCCCTGACTTTATCAAGTGCAGGTTCCAAGTCTTTTGATTTGTATAGTCTTTGTATTTCGTTCCTGTATTCTTTCCTCTGTTCCAACGAAACTTTAGGAGGAATCCACGGGGTCATATCTGCTTTGAAATATCTTATCAACCCATCCTTCTGTACATCAACAATTGCCACTCCTTCTGGAAGCAGGAAAGCACCTTCTTTTCCTAAATAATCTTCAGCACTCATTAAATCGTGTGGTTCTAATTGAGACTGTTTTAGTGTAACCTCCATCTGTTTTATTCTTAGTTCAATCTCATCTTTCTGTAATGGATGCAGGTCTTCAGCCCTGTCTGTACGTTTCTCCAGTTCTTTAGTTTTAGGGAGTTGCTTAAAAATCACTTTTAGTGCATCTAATTGTTCTTGTGGAGTAGGCATTTGTAATGCAATTTCAACACTATTATCTTCCAAAAATTTATGGGACTTTATTAATCCAGCAATATTGGTAATAGAGTTTTTAATATCTTCTTCCGGCACTCCTTCCTTATATTCATCTGCTAACTTGTTAATTTGTGTAAATTGATTTTTTAACGGACCGCCGCGAGCCGTTATAGATGCAACAAGTTTAGGGTTAACACCTTTCTTAGTTGCTTCTTCCGCAGCCTTATCCACATCGATCTGTGTATAATTATATCCCCCCGGTGCAGAAGGAGGAAAAGTGATTTTTATTGTTTCTGTATTAACCTTTTTTTCAGGATCATTATTGTCATACCACTGCTGTTCTGTTGCAATATATGTTAATCCATTTGGGTCAGTTTTAACAACAGGCTTTGTACTCATAATTCTCCTGTCCTGTTTTAAATCAGACCCAGGCAGTTTTTTAAGCTCATCAGTTGCTTCATTAATTACATATGGGATGTTACTATTAAACCCTTCAAGACTACTGTATTTTGTATACGAGGGATGATCTTTTGAAAACGGCTCCCATTTAGCGGCTGGTTTTTCAGGTTTTTCCAATGGTCTTAATTCTTCATCAACCATTGTTATTGCACCTTTACTTATTTTAAGGAAGTGTCCATCTTTCATCCCAGGTGCCAAGTGAGAATATTTGGGGTCACTCATTACCTTTGATTTTGGGATCAACTTATCAATCTCTTCTTTTGCTGTGGGCTGCTTATCTGCTCCTACTGGAGTTTCTGTTCCATCTTTCTTTAACATTAAGTAACCACCTTCCACAACTTGCTCCCACATAGGGTTACCATCTTTTTTAAGTTGCTCCCTTGAAATATAAGTAACTCCCTTCTTTTTCCCTCTTATAAAAGTCTCAACTTTCTCCCAAGTTTTATCAGGACTGTCATGGTACATCTGCATATAAAGTTGTTGCATACCAGGACTAAGGTCACTACCTTCCATTAATTTTTTAAATGCTGCCCTTCTTTCTTCCGCATTATCTGCATTTGCACGTTCCGTTTCCGCAGCAGCAATGGCAGCCTGATTCTGTTCCTGCTCCTGCCGGTTCATTATTTCCTGGTTATAGTACCCTTGCACCCCTGCTGGAATTGCATACCCCAGTTGTTCACCCAGAGTAATAGGCGTATCTCTCCACCCTGATTGTCTCAGCATGGATGCACCAGCCCCAAGCAGTCCCATAGCTACTGGTGACGGATAACTATCCTCGTCTTCTTCCTCGTCTTCTTCTATACTCTGATCCAGCAATCCTTGTTCTTCCGGGTTGTTTGCTTCCATTGTATCAGGGTTATACCCTATCCCAGCAGCTGGCATCCTTTTTTTCGGATACAGAGAAGCATACAGTTCTCTTTCTTCTGCTTCTTCTTCTGGAGTTAAATTTAAGGCCATTATACCAATCCTCTGGGAGTGTAATATGGTGCTTTTTGTCGTTTTGATTTTTGTGCAAGTAGTCCTGCAAATGGAACACTGCCACGGGTAACACTTGATGTAGCCATTTGTCTCTTGCCTTGGGCTGGTTCCTGTAGGTAACCTTGCAATAAGTCTGCACCAACCTTCATTGCTTCCTTACTCATCTTCTTCTTTTTCTTACCTGTACCATCATCATCTGAGGAGAACAATCCATCGAAAATAGAAGTTTGATCTATACTTTCACCTGGCTGTTCCATCTTATCAGGGCCAAGATCATCCATAGCATTTATCATATTTTCCCTGCCGATTCTATCTAATTCAGATTCATCTTCATCTGCAAGATAAGCTGCGGATAGGGCGTTTGACTCGTATTCCGGTCCCATCATTTTTAATTGGTCTGCACTTAATTCCGGGCTAGATTGTCCAGATATTTTTTCACTTATTCCAGGTAAATCCAACCGTTTTGACATATCTTGCTGTTCTGCAAATCGTTCCCTTGCCAGTTTATTCAAGTATCTATTTTCACCTTTTAGATTTTCGGAAGACATATAAGGGTCTGTCGGTGTCCCGATGGAATCTGGATCAAGCAGTCCCAAAGTCTCATTCCATGCTCCTCCACCTTCTTCATCACCAAAGTCTGCCATTGATGCTTCTTGTCCTCTTTTCCTAGTCATGTATTCCCTACCTGCCTGGTCTAAAGGACTTTCACCTTCGGCCCTTAACAACGAACCTGTTTTCGATATAGGTGGAGAACTTTCAGGGTCTGCTAGGACTGCATTCATTTCTGCAACTTCCTTACCCTCAAATTCACCTTCTGTATCATACATAGGTTTATCATCACCAGAACCCCAAGCATCTTTTATATTCTGATATGTTTTAGGAATATTCATCTCACGATCCCCACCTAACCACTCAGAGTTTAATGGATTTAACTGTTGCCAATCAAATCCTTCTTCCTTCTTTTTCTGTTTGCTAAGTTTTTTAATCAGCCTTGTACGCAAATCACCTATGTTCCTGAATCGTTTGTCTGCCATATTCCTCCTATCCTAATAGTCCAGAACCACCCAATGCACCTGCACCAGCCATGTAGGGGTTACCTCCACTTGAAAGGAATCCCATTGCACCTCCCATTAATGCACCACCAATGCCACCTTTCTTTTTATACTGTGGATTTGATGCTACAGTTGTAGAACCAGTTGGCATACCTCCCAAAACATTTGCACCAAACATTGCCTGGTTCTTGTCCCAATCACGTTTCTCTCCCCATTGATCAAAGGCAAAATCCTTATCTCTCTGACCATAACCTTCCTGGGCAGCTCCACTCTTGGCAAGCATCTGGGCATCCTCATACCCTGCTCCTCTTCCTGCCTCTGCTGCACCTATTCCCATTCCTGCACCTCTTAGGTTAACATCCTGACCTTCTATCCCTGCTTGCTGGTTGTATCTCTGTCTAGCCTGTTCCATTTCCATTTCCTTACCCTTCATACCGGAAGCCTGTGCGTATGATCCTTCCAATGCTTCAGCAGTCCTCTGACCTAAATCTTGCTGGACTTGACCCATCATGGCAGCATTCTCCAATGCACCACGGGAACCCATTCCTGCTCCAGCCATCTGATGCTGTGCCTGTAAATTACCACGTTGTTTTGCCATTGTATCCATTGCAGACTTTTGCATTCCACCAATTACATTCTCTGTATGTGGAGACATAAGTTCACCAACTTGTGTTCCTTGCAAGAAACCTTGTTGCCCAACCTGCTCTGGAGAATAACCTGCCGCTTGCTGACCGACCTTACCTGCGGCTGCAAAAGCATCCTGTCCCTTTCCCTGCATTCCACGAACACCCTTAAATGCCTGCTGGGTATCGGCAGACTGACCTTCAAATCTCTGTGAAGGATCGTATGCTTCATACTGCTGATTCATTGCAGTTCTGGTCTTGTCTAAAACTTCTCCCTTGAATTTTTGAGTTTGAGGATCAAGCTGGGATGTGGAAGTAGAAGTTTGCTGGCGTTGATCCTGTCCTCCTCCCAATCCCAAGGCAGAAGTTATCCCAGACAGGAAATAACTATTTAGTCCAGACTTGGTTTTCTTCCCAGAACCACCCATTCTTTTTAATAGTGCTGCTTCACTGGGAGATATAAATGCAGGAAACTCTCCATCCGGGGCGTGTCTGCGAAGTATCTTTGCAGCTTCTCTTTGTGTCATTTTCATATTATCCTTTATACATATGGATTTTTACTTGTAACTGGTCTGTTCCCAACTGTAGTGACTGCTTCAATAGAAAGGGAACCTCCGTCCACCTTCAACCTGTAAAAGTTGTTATTCGATTCATCTTTAAAAATAATCGAGCCTGTTGTAATAACATTGTCTCTGTCTACCTTCACTGTAGCTTGCTCCTCATCAATAACGAGAGATGCAAGGTCATACATATACTGTGCATCATAATCAATCGGAGGATTTGGCAGTGGCTTCTGTGTCTTCATCTTTTCCCCGATGCTGCTGCATCAAACCGAACCTCACCAAATCTCCATTCCTGATCGAAAGGTGACTCTACTTTAAAAAACACCTGTCTGTCAGTAAATCGGCAATCAGTATATCCATCAGTTTCCAGGGTAAACGGTCCTTGTGTCACCCCTGGTTCATCTGGAGTAGATGCAGTTGTCACTTTCATTCGCAATCCATTATCTCCGGCATCCGTATCTGTCAAAATGGACTTTACGTTCATCATGTTGTTTCCACCAGATATTTCTATGGCCCCCGTTTCTGCAAAACACAGGTGATTTTCTGTTGCAACATTAGGATGCAGGTCTGTCGAAACTCCCCTTGCAACCACCCTGTTATTCAATGCCGAAAGTGCAGAAACATCAACAGGTGCAGTAACGGTGCTTTCTCTTACGATTGGAGTTGAAGTTGTATCAGGGTCCATTTCATGCCTGTATAAATAACCATCCACCCCTCCAGCAACAGGGTAGCCAAGTGCATCTGAACTTTCCCACTGTGACCGTTCCAAATCTCCTGTCACCCAGTGTTTCTCACGATAGGAATATGTGACATATCTGGTGCAGATACCATCACCTTCTTTTGGATAAAACCAGGTAATCTCTCCAAACTCAGGATTATGTCCTGCGGCAATCAGTCCTTCCACATCCAAGTTTATGTCCCTGAACACATAATCTCCGCAGTCTGATGATAGTTCTTTTATGTATCCACCTGTATATGACCAGAACCGTCCTCTGCTCATCCATGCAACAAAGTCGGCAGAACCTGCAACACATTTCATTCCAACAGGACCACCACCCTCTGTGAGTCTTTCAACGCCATAAACATAAGGAGGGCCGAGGTAGTTTGTACGCCAAACATCCGATGTTGTGAAAACCAAGACTCCATATCTTGTCTTAAAACCACCTACGATCCTCCCTTTTGTTTGCAGGGTAATATCACCTGCGGTATTTATCAGTGACGGATTCCAGTTTGCAGTTCCTGTCAATCCTTCCTGTGCTGCCCACTGAATTAATCTATGGTCACCACCTGCACCAAGAACAAGAATATGTCTCTCTGGCGTTACAAGGACAGCAACATTTGAAGTTGGTGCATTTGCAAGTGGAACTGGCGGTGATACTGTCTGCGTGGCATTGTCGAATACTACTGCACCTCCTGTCCGTTTCTCCCATGTGTGTGTTCCTGAACCTGCATCCGTCCATGCTATTGGTGACCCACCTGAACCTGTGGCAAGTTTAAAATTATTGGTAGTCGAACTTACAACATAATAATCTGTTGTGTTAGACAGTCCTGTTGGCAAAACTCCAAGTGATGAAACCTGCACTACATTAGTGTCACTCAACCCATGTGCAGTAGATGTTAAAAGTATCCCCGAAGAATTGGTTGCAGTAAATGCCTTATGTGAAGTACCTCCTGCGGAAATAGACCAGTGCCATATTGTACCTTCTCCAGAATGACACGCAAGTAGATCATCACCAAAATTATCCAGGCTCCAAACGGCAGCAAAATTATCCCGGTAGGCATCAGGATCGGTAATATCCGGGTCTATCGAAGGATAGCGTGGTGTTCCATAAACATCACCTCCAGAAGCACTTCCTCCCGATCCATCGAGGTTCCTGTCACCACCGTATTCCAATGCACCATAACCCAGCCCCGGTATTAAAAAATCATCCTGATCCTTAAAATCTATTCCACTGCCTGGAACTGCAAGTGGAGTTGCATCAAAAATTGGGGCATTGGCTCCTATTGATTGTGAACCATCCCAGATTCGCAAATTCTGTGTTGAACCAACTGCAAGGTAACGTGTGCCGTTAGAGAGTCTCCAGGAGTGCAACCCTCTTATCGGGTCTGGACCTGAATGGATTGTTGCAGTAATAACGGCAGCAGTGCCACTTGTACTTCCCGACACCACGATTGTTGGTACTGTTGTGTAATCTCCACCTGTTCCTGTGATGGTAACACTATTTATAGCTCCACCTGAAACTGTATAGGTTCCAACAAACGAACTGCCACCACCTCCAGTTGCAGAGAGTGTCCCACTACCAGAATATCCTGTCCCGGCAGTTGTGATTGTTAATTCGCTGACTGCACCTTTTTTAACAATCTGGGTAGTTGCAAGTCTTTGCCACCCTCCGATGGGTCGTAATCTTCCTTCAGAAAACCTGACCAAGTTACCAGTGTACCATCTGTTCTTAGCCTGATACTGGGTTGCATTTCTGTAAAACCCAGGTGGTATTTTAATTGGAATCAGTGGCATCTTTTTTCCTAACTTTTACTATGAAACATCTGTATCCGGGTATTTTATAGGTAAGCAAAGTTTCCACTTTATATTTTCTGGACTGGAGATTGAACATTACAGACTCGGATTAATTTTTGACCCATTGCCTTACTTTCATTATCCGGCAGTTTGTTTACCTTCCCGGAGGAATACTCTTTCCGCATTTCATCTAAATAACAGTCACACATCTGACCAACTAAAAACGGGGGGGTCTGGGGTGCTTTCAGTCGGAAGTTCTGGACACAAAATACCCACATTGACCGCAACATTTCTACCGGATAATCGCCATGAAACTTTGGTTTGATTGGTTGTGTTTGTTTGCACCCTAAAGTCAGGATCAAAATCACAAATAAAACCATTATCCAATTCAAGTTCAATTTCCATTTATCCATATGTCCAGACTGTTGGCCTCGGCCCCTCTTCAGGAGTGAGGCTGTCGATGTGACAGAACCTTTTATTATGCGGTCCTTTTTGAGATAGCCCAATTCCAGATATTCCATGTCTCTGTGCAATTGCAAAAAGCCTCATTGCATCTGCACCAGATATTAAAATATCACAAGCCTTTGCATGGGTATGGGGACCAGTCTTGCCTGTTGTTGAAACTTTACTGTTGTGTTTTTCACACCTGTATCCTGATGTGATCTTTAAAGGCCGCTGCATCTCGTCCCGAACAGACTGAAGTATTTTCATAAAATTCTCATCCATGTCCGATTTATTACAGCATGAACAGGCCATTTCGTTAGTCGTGAAATTCTTTGTGATATACATAGCTACCCCCCCTAGTATAAGCCCATTGAATTGTCGTCTATTTCCAATCCACATGGGATCAGTAAATCGGACTACTTGTCCGACTTGCCCAATGATTCTTTTAGCAACTGGACCAACTTATCATCAACATCACTGTCAGTCTTTTTTGCTAGTGTTTCCAACAATAAAATTATAACCTTCTCGATTACGCCAGAATTTCCCAGCATCGAAAAAGCCATTGATTTAACTACTCCTGCAATAATAAAAGGCATCTTAGCACTCCTTATTTTTATATGGTGAAAACGATTCTACGCATTGCCAGATTGAATATTCACTAGGGTAAGTATCTACCCAATGTCCTAGTCCCTGTGAAGTTGTACTCTTATTACTACATCCTATTGACACTAATGTAAACATGAGTATAAAATATTTCATTCTTTTGCAGTCAAAATCTTCAAGTCTTCACTATTCTGATTCACTTGGTATTTAATTACTTTAACATCTCCACTCAACTCTGAAACTGTAACTAATAACCATGTAATAGAAGCTACTACTAAACTACCAAGTACTAACAGAATGTTGTTGACCGACATATTTTTCTCCATTAATGTGCTAAACGACCTACGTTAATCCGAATATCAGTTAATGTTTCTTCAACTTTTTTCATTTGTGTACCAAATGCATCTTCTGCCGTATGCAGATGTTTAATATGGGTTGAATTTTCTCTGGCTATCTTCTCAACATCCATAACTGTTGAAAACAACCATCCAACGATTGCAAGTAGAGCCGCCACAACTAACGGAGTAAACGTTTTAACAAGAGTATGTTCTGCCATTGCTTGTATAGCATTATTCCCATTTCCATTAGCCATTAGAAGTTTGAACTTAGAGTTTTATTTTTTTTCTTATTAATTTGTTTACGGGCTTTGCGATGAAGTTCCTTTAATCTGTCTGCTTCATCAGACTCTTTCTTCCATTTTTCTATAATACGGTGGTCATCCGCATCAGGTTTAAAAAACAAATCCTTAAACTTTTGTATTAGCCCCATTTTTTACCCTATCCATCTCTTCCTCATGTTCATGATCCTTCTTCTCACGAAACCAATAATCGGTACTCTTTGCAAGAACTGCAACGTATGCTCCGCAGAGGATATTAACCAAGTCACGGCTTGATTCCTTAACCTCCGAATAGAACAGTAGATACAGTAGAACAAGAAACGTAATCGCATTGGCAAGTGATATGATGAAACGTGCCCAAAAGTTAAGAAGTTTCCTATTCTCAAGTGCGTTACCTGCCCCTCCAAATAATGTAGTATGGACTTTCATTCATTGCAATATCGGAGTTACACTTCTAATAATCATGGTTGTATCGGACACTTTTGTCCGTTATTCATCTGGTGGTGGTTCATCTGCTGGTTCAATGGTTAGTTCTCCTGCATCCACTTGTCTCATTATTTCTGCATAGTCTGAATTGTCAGAGGCTAAAGGTATTATCCTTTTAATTGTCTCATTATTTTTATTATCAGTTTCAATTTCAAGAATAGAAACTGGTTGCTTTGGATTTGCTTCTTTAGGCGTTTTTAAATATTTGTATTTGATACTCATTTTATAGCTCTGCTGTCATTTTTAAGGCTGTCATGTGCCAGGAAGTATTTGCATTATATGCTTGGGCATGATATTCTTCATAAAAATATGGATCAATGTTAGTTCCTACTGAAGTAGCCCCTGAAGTTCTAGTTTCTACTGTGGGCGTTGTTCTCATTACGACTGGGAAAGAAGTTTTTAAGACACGATAAGCACTTGAATATTGCGTATATTGTCCACGATCCCCCAAGTCTACAAAATACCTCTGACACCTTGCCAACTCATCCCCATAACTCCGATGTTCAAATGGAGTTGCGTTACTGCCTAGTTCAAGCTGGACTCCTGTGAGGTAAAAATTATTTGATGCTCCCATCCAATTTACTTGATTACTTGTGCTAAAATCTTGCGTTGTTGACCATGTATTATCAGTTCCATGATGATCATCCCCCCACATTAACCCAAATAGCACCATAAAACCTTCTCCATTGTCATTAGCTATTACGCCACCAGCACCTGTTACAGCAACCGCAGTAGGTATTGTAATTGTCTTTTGCTCCCATGTATCTCCTACATCAATAGTATATTCTTTTATAAAATAAGCAGCAGTTGAATCAGTCTTCCTTATACAGATAGTATAAGTTCCAGTTAAATTTGATTTAACCCAAAACGATAAAGTTAATGTTTTAGCACTTGCAGTACCATATTGTAAATGCTGCAAATTTTGTCCTTCAATTTTTTGATGAATGTCTGCATAGTTCGCTGACGCAATACTTGTATCAGTTCCAGTAACAAGTAACTTTATGGCTGTAGCATGACCTGTGGTGTTAAGTTCAGCAAGAGTCATGGTGTGTTTTTCACTCGTAAAAGTTCCTTCATTAGAATCTTCCAGTTTCCAACGATCTGCTGTCATAGCGGGAGCCGCAGTTGCCGCAGTTGCTCTCTGCCACACTTGCATCCCACCATTAATTACTAAGTTCCTGTTACTCAATGGTGTGGATGGAACAATGTCTCCTGTAACAGTAAGGTTTCCTGCAATCGTAGGATTGTTCTCAATCTTTGCACCAGTAACAGCATCATCAGCAATAGTTGTAGCTACAGCACCTTCAACAGTTGTAATATCACCTGTTAAATTAGGCATACGAGCATCAGGTACTGTTCCAGCACTTAAATTACTAGCACTTAGTGCATTCAAACCTGATCCACCAGTAACTCCTACAGCTAATGATCCGTATGAATCTCCTAAGTCTGCATTATCTCTTGCTCTGCTCATAGGTTACTCCTTTGTGCTTCTTGTTCGGCTTGAAAAGTTGTCCAAGCAGTCTTAACTTCGTCAGTCCATAACTCTTCTGCTTTATCTTTTATCTCTTGATGTTCGTCATCTGCAAGAGTCTGGTCACAATGAACTACCCTTCTATGATAAGTTCCATCATCATTTAGTTCTCGTATCTGGATATGTTTGTAATCTGAAACTATTTCAATTTTATCTAGTATTTTCATTTTTAATTTTTGTTTTTATGTAATGTTGTGGTAATGACCAGCTATTAAACAATTTGTACTGGTTTGTAAATCATGATTTTCGTTAGCATCACCATTACCACCACATAGTTTAAATTCAGTATTACCTGCATGATTCCAACCACATGCAGATATATCAAAATTAGACCCAGTATAGTTAATTGTATGACCTCCACCAGATTTACCAGATGCACCTGTTGCAAATGGCAAACCTGTAAAAATAATAGATGATGCACCACCAGAACCACATATTAAAAGACCGCTAATCCAAACGCATGTTCCAATTTTTACATAATACCCTGTAGAACCATCATTATTAGTAAAACCCGGTGTCCAAGTACCTTCTTCATAATCAATCTCAGTCTCACCGATAACACCAGACTTGCTTCCTGCTCCTCCAATTATTCCACTCATGTCATTCTCCTATGCGTTGTTCTGGTCGATGTAGGTAATAAAAACATCAAACGAATCTGCATTTTCCTCACCAGAGCATTGAAGTTTTTGTGCAACACTTGAACCTTGATCTGCTATTGCATCTTGTTCTACGGCTGTACTCAATGGCCCTGTAAAACTGACAGGTTCATAACCATTAAAACTAAACTTATCATTCCAGACAAATGTTTCTTCTGCTCCTCCAAACGCATGATTTAATAACCTCATAGATGTTGCAGTATCTCCAGCTTTAGAATCATAACCAACAAAGTCAAGAAAAAATTTATCTCCTGCACTTGCTGCTGATGAATGAATAATTATAGACAATACAGTATAAATATGATGCTGAACACCAAGTATTAAAATAGTATTTGCCTGATCGTCTATATCCTCAAAATGTGCAGACCTTATTATCTCTGTTCCTGCTCCTCTTGCTATTGCCATATTAACCTCCTAAAACCATTGCTTGATGTGTACTACTTTGCATGAATGCTCCTTTTTGTTGAACTTTCTTGTTTGTTGCCATGATGACATTCCCGTTATGAGTTGTGTCGGCAGTTAAAGTGGTTGCTCCTGTAACTGTAACTGCACCACCATCGGCAATTACGAACTGGTCAACTCCTCCATCCTGTAGTTGAATGATATGCCCAGTAGAGGTACTGTTGACCTTGATGCCTACATCTGATCCTGCATTGTTGATGACCATTGCATCTGAGACTGTAAGAGCAGTATCAATAGTGGTAGTAGTGCCAGAGACTGTCAGGTTGCCAGACATGATGACATTACCAGCAAACGTGCCACCTGTAGCTGCACTCACCGTGTCTGATGGACTGAATGCTGACAGGGCAACTATCTCAACAACATCTGAGGCTGCCAATGCTGCCAGACCTGTGATAGTGCTACCGTTGGTTGCCACACAGTCTGTTCCAACTACCAACTTAACTCCGTTGAGGAAGACTGAGACTTGACCCACGGTATAGCCAACTACTCTGCCGTCATCATCTGCCGATACTACTGTCTCACTACCGGATGCCGTGAACGTGAAGCGTTCTGCCTGTCCCTGTCCGGGTTCCTGTCCTATATAGCTCATGTGTTATCCTTTAGGGTATTTATCTTTTGTCACTTTGATTACTGCTTTCCATGAATCAATGCCATTGTGAAATATCTCGTCCAACTGGTCTGGAATAGCAGGGTAGGCCGATGCTCGGTTTCTGGCATATTCATTTGCATCCCACTCTGCTTCCAACTCAGTTGCTTTAGCTGTAATTGCAGTCATCTGTTCAGCAGTTGCTAAAGTTCCGTTAATATAAATATCTTCATCTGGAGGAGTGTTAGAACAATCCCCATAAAGAATACTCGTTGCTTCCAAAAAATCTTTCACGTTTATCCTTTTATTTCTGTAATTATTAACTCAGATGTAGCTCGTTCATAACCTTGTTGTGTGTTACTGGTCATATCTGCGACAACTCGATTAGTCTTGACAGTTATGGCTGCGGTTGTAGCTGTAGAGCATACTAATTGAAAAGTTATATCTGTACCGATTACTGATGATGTTGATACTAATGTTTGAAAATTTGCAGATTCTGGAGTTGAGAAATTGTCACTCTGAGTGCCACACGTTACGGCCTGTGCTAAATAACTACTATGAGCAAATACGCCTGACGCTGTAGTGTTACTATTCACTCTAGTTCCGTTCATTTGAATATTAAAACCAGTATTCCAAGAAGCAGAAGTTTCCCCAAACCATCGTACTGCGACTAAGAATTTTGAGTTAGCACCTTCGGGTGTGATAACTTTGACCATTGAATTAACAACAACATCAGTTTGTGCGATGCTTTGGCTAGAGAGTGTGTCTGTCCAATAACTAACAACCTGCAAAATTGCTCCAACTGGGAGCCTTGCATTTAGCAAAGTACCAGTATCTAAATCAGAAGCAGAAGTTGAACCAGCAGTTTGCCATGAGTTATCACCTCTTAAATATGTAGTGGCACTTGCTGTACCTGTTGCTGATAATTCTGCAATTCCTACTGCATCATCTGCAAGATGTGAATTGTCAACACTCCCATCCACCAACTCAGAACTGTCCACCGAGTCAGGTGCTAGATCACCAGCCGCAATAGTTGCATCTACGATCTTTGCCGCAGTTATGCTATTGTCTGGTATGTCTGCCGATGTTAAGGGGGCTGTGGCTCCGGGTCTTCCAAGATAGGCCATATTACGTTATCTCCAGAAAGCTCATTATCACATCACATGAGGATGCTGTGTTTGAAGTTACTATGACTTTATCACCGGTCATTAACACGACTTTTTGGTCACCTCCGAGAACGACCAAACTTCCTCCTGTCGGAATCGGTGCATCCTTGACAATGTGAGTTGTATTACTTCCATCATGCAGGGTTGCAGTCACAGATATAACTCCAGAGGTTACATTTGCCAGTGTCATTCCTATGAGAGTAGTCTGGGTGCTGCCT